GGTAAGCACGTTGCAGGGTAGCACGTTGCAGGTCAGCATCTCGCAGGTCAGCATCTCGCAGGTCAGCACGTTGCCCGCCTTCTTTGTTTCTCAACCATTTACCATGGCTTTCTATGATTTCTTGTAGTTTTTCTGCTGTGATCTTCATGATTTACCGCCTCTCTCTTTTCAGCTTCGCCTTTTGGCTTCTTCCCAAAGCTTTAGGCACCGTGAAACATTTTTTCTCGCCGCTTCTTCGGTTTTGTAAACGCCGATGTATTTACATAGCAAAAGGTCCTCTGCACATCCAGTAAAGTTTGCGTATATTACATTGCCGCTCGGACTGATGTAGTAATAATATTCTCCGACTACTGGATAAAAAGGCTTCTTTTTAACTAAGTAGTTTTCCCGTAACAGGTCGATAAGCGCAGCTTCTAAAAGCATAGCAGGCGGTTTATCTTTTTCGTTCATTACGGCAGCTGTTAATATTCCGCCGTCAACGTCTTCTATCTTGTAACGGTCAGCACAGCCGATTAGTACCCTATTCCCATCCATGTTCTCTATAAAAAATTCTTCGTTGACTGATAGCTCGTTGTCGGCCATAAATTGATTGATATACTTACCTAACATCTTTTCACCTCATTTTTACTTGCTGTTTTAAAGCTGAATACTTCTTGTTGAGCTTGGCCAGTCGATACCGTTCAGCGTTCAAGTTCTGACAGATGTTTTTGACCAGTTCGGCCGGGAGCTCAATTTGTGCGTTCTCCCCGAAGTTTCTAACTGCTGTCTTGGCCCGGTTTATAACGTCCTGAATTATATCGCTTTTTACCTGCACGCAATCACTCCTTTCTATTCTATGCCTATATTATATACCCCCCTGTGCGCGATGTCAACACTTTTATTTCAAGCAGACGCAAAAAAGGCCCCGAAATTCGGGGCCTTTTCTTTATTCGCTTTCTGGCCAGATGTTTGGCCAAACGATAGCTATAACGTCCTTGACCGTTTCGGCCGCTTCCACCTTGTTGCGCAGCGCATAGAAGGTGTTATATGCTTCCGTCTGCTCGTTGCTGCTTATTAGCAGCACACTTTCAAAGTCGGACTTCGACAACATCACCCATACACTGTTACCTTCTTCGTCTTTAACTCCAAAGCCCTGCTCTCCCTTGATTTGAGCTACGCTATAGGCCGAATTGAATTTATTGATATCCGCGGCCGTGCGGTCGAAGTAAAATGTCCTGTCGCCCTGCTTGTACCTCGTCGGCTTATCGCGCAGGAGCTCATAAATCCCGTACAGCTCGTTAAGCTTGATACTTTTCGCTTCTGCCAGTGACACCATTACTTCCTCGCGCGTTACGCCCAGCGCGGCAAGTTGTTCATCCGTCGGGTTATTCGGGATAGAGGTATTCATCAAGTCCGGCAAACGGCGTATCTCGGTAATAGTGTTATACTGCTCTCCCTTATAAACGTATACTGTTCTTGTGTATCTCATATCTTCACTCTCCTTTTAGCCGCTATATGGCAACGCTACCACGTCACAGACTTGGATACTAAAGCTATCTGTATCGTCAACGATAGCGACCACGTTGATGATATTGCTGGCATTTGCTGTTAGCGACGGAGCTACACCCTTCGGGTAGTAAACCGCTGCACCGCTTGGGAACCGCCATGTAACAGTTGGTGCAGTTGCGCCAGTTGCAAACCAGAAAGTCAAAGTTTTACACATATAAGGTACGCTGCCTACAGTGGCATGGAAGTCCATGTTTGAGAAATTCATCGTAAGACTTGCAGCGTCATTCACAGATGTGTTTATCAGATAGACGTTTGCTGCTTGTTGGTAACTTATGGTGTTCCCAGTATTCGGCGTTGAGTAGTAAGTGTTCTCGGCCGTACCGCAGAAGTACAGGCACTTCTCACCATTGTCTGAACTTATAACACCATCGCCAGGGCCGCCTTGACCCCCCACATATAACCGCGTCGCAACTTTTACGTCACCTGTAACCGTTCCACCTGTCAGGGGTAAGAATTCACCTTGTCCAGCTTTTATCGTGATGTTCTGCGTTCCGTCGAACGGTACACCGTTAATAGTGCGGGCTTTGGCAAGTTTGGTCGCTGTGTTTGCGTTACCCAGCCAGTTAGCGACGCCTGAAGCGTCAATAACCTTTGCAAAGATATTATTATTATTAGAAAACGTCATCATTGTTCCGTTATCTCTTATTACGAAACTATTAATGTTATTACCGATTCTGAATACGTGCGGCTGATTGGTACTAGTATTATAAAAGAATCCACCTAATTTATCGGTGCCTATTCTTGCCTGAACAGTTTCACCAGTTGGAGAAATTCCAAAACTAATACTCCCGCTCGCTCCTCTCGCTGTACCGTTAGAAACTGCAATGTTAGCACGAAAAGCGTTCATTGCTTTAAAAGTGTTAGCCGAATTAAGCTGTGCATAGCCGCTAAGGTCGGTATCACCAGCCAAGATATCCCACTTGGTTCCGTCCCATGCCACGTTGTCGCCCGCTTCAATGTTGTGGTCGGGGTCTGCCTGTTTGACGTTGTAAACGTCGCCTACTTGCCGGCCGCTGGTCGGCAGGGCGGCGTATGTTTCAACGGACCCTTTATATTTATAAACCGTCGCTAGTCCCAGCTGTGCGGCAGTTACTTTATGGGGGTTATCGTAGTCGGCCTTGTGCGCGTCCAGCGCATTTGTTACGGCCGTAATATCGCCCTCGGCGCTGCCAAGGCTTCCTTGCAGTTCTGTGATATCACTTTCAATGCTTGTTATATCACCCTTGATAGTGGTGATTTCTCCGTTGATTGATGTGATACTGTTATTAATCGTTTCGACCGCAGAAGTCAATTCGCTNAAGGCTTCCTTGCAGTTCTGTGATATCACTTTCAATGCTTGTTATATCACCCTTGATAGTGGTGATTTCTCCGTTGATTGATGTGATACTGTTATTAATCGTTTCGACCGCAGAAGTCAATTCGCTGTCAAGGCTTCCTTGCAGTTCTGTGATATCACTTTCAATGCTTGTTATATCACCCTTGATAGTGGTGATTTCTCCGTTGATTGATGTGATACTGTTATTAATCGTTTCGACCGCAGAAGTCAATTCGCTGGCAAGCGCATATTTTACCCAGCCTGTCCAGCTGCTTACCTCGATAGGGCTACTGTCGGGTACAATGGTGCCGAAACGGACATAACATGCGCCGTCAGCCTGTGCGATAAACCTCTGTCGGATATAAGTTTCATTATAATCGTCGTCAACATCCAGCCAGCCCGGACCCGCAACAGGGCCGTTAGTGTTGGCCGTGCCTTGAAGGAACGCCCTTTCCAGTTCTACGCGTGTATTGAAGTCGATATTATCCGAAATGTTTTCGTACCAGCGCAGTGTATCAACTATAGGCTCCAAGACGTCTAGTCGCTGGTTAGACTGGTCGGCAGAAGCTTTAGCCTCGTTAGCCGCTGATAGTGCCTGTGAAGCGTTTTCAATGGCAGTATCAGCTGTAGACTGCGCGTTGTCAGCAGCGGTTTGTGCGTCGTTCGCTGATTTTTGGGCAGCGTCGGCAGCCTGCTGTGCAGCGTCGGCACTGGCCTGTGCGTTATCAGCTTTAGTAACTGCCGTGTTAGCAGTATTAAGCGCAGTATCCGCAGTTTGCTGTGCGTTCTGCGCAGCTGTAAGGGCATTAGTAGCCATCTCTATAGCTGCCTGCGCTGCGTTGTAAGCCTGCTGCGCAATCTCGCGCGCTTCACGCGCTATTTCATCTGACGAATAGGCGATGTTGCCTATCTCATTTATAGCGTCCTCTGTCTGCTGCTCCATTGACCAGCCGGGCAGTGGTCCTGCTGGCGGAACGTATTGAAACTGATAATAAGCGCGGGCCTGTATTTTGTCGGCAATGTCTGCCGCCCGTGCATTGCTGCGCGCTATCATAGCCTTTACAACGTTAGAATAGTGTTCCATTCTCTAACATCCTTTCTGATTGATTTAGTTTCCAAGCGTTACCTGTAGGGCGCAGCTGCTAAACTTTGTCCCGCCGCTGCTGGTAAGCTCTATCGTGGCACCTTGTTCGATACTATAAGACTTGCAAGTCCGGACGCTTCGTTGTTACTGTCCGGGATGATGTTTTTAGTACCTTGGTCTGCGAATGCCCGCGCAAAGTTATACAGCGGTTCGTTGACGCTCATAGTTATCGCCCCTTTTTATTCAGAAAGTGGCAACCATCTTACATAACTAGCACCGCTAACGCTCCATGACGCCCCTTTAGGGACTGGAAAAGAGATAGAGCAAGCACCTTGGCCGTATTTACTACGGCCTGCCGTATGCATGACTTGTAGGCCGTTGACGTAAGCCGTTATAGATGTGTTATCATAACTTTTTGAAGTTACAAACCCATCTGTAGCGGCTACGCCGCTTCTGCCTACAGTTGAATAAGCTCCCATGCTGACCGGCTTCGGTTTGGGTATCTCCCCTATAGACGTGTCTATAGCGTCCTGCACTTCGTCCATCGTCAGCGAACCGATGAATTCGAGCAGGGTTTGCCACGTCGCGCCGTCCGTGCCCGGCTCTTTTATGCCCGCTGTCGTGTCTGGCCCGTTCTCCTTCAAACAGACATAGAAAACGTTTTTGTGTAAAACCATACAGTTAATGTTGTACTGCAAGTTGTTTTTATAGGTGTACTGGCCACCAGACTGCGCCCACAAGCAGAAGGCAGAAAGCATGTACAGAATGCCGTTAAAGTCTGCTCTTTGCGGTGGGATACCGCCCATTTCAGGTTTTACCTGTGTTATGGCCGGAAAGCCGTTGATAAGACTTGCAAGTCCGGACGCTTCGTTGTTACTGTCCGGGATGATGTTTTTAGTACCTTGGTCTGCGAATGCCCGCGCAAAGTTATACAG